GATATGTAAAATAATATATCAAAATACTTAGGTTAAAATAGATTTATTTATTCATCTATTTTTTTATTAACTATTAAAAAGACCTAATATTTATTATAATTTTGATATAAACTGAAATTATAATAAATTATATTAATATAAATGGTTAATAGTAGACGTAAATTAAATCAGAAAGCAGGTGCATACGCCGATTTTACACAAGTAAAAACATGTAATTTAGAACCCGATGTGCAACAATATAAAGTTCCATGCACAACATTGACCGATAATCAATTTGGTTTTAAAGATATAGTTGGATATTATTCGGGTGGTAAAAAAAAACTTTCAAGAAGACAAAATGGAGGTTGCGGTTCAGCAATAACTGATTGTATGGGTAATAAGATATCAAATATGGGAGATATGACTCACCTATCTACCGCAAGTGAACAAGCTTGGTTTAATCGAAATACCTATGGCGCACCTTCATCTACAAATGAAGTTCCTCAAAAAGGTGGAAAGAATAAAAGAGTTAATCATCAGAGTAGAAAACAAAAACAACGTAAAATTAATTAAAAATCAAACAATATCAAATTTTAGGAAATATTATAAAAATATAAATGACTAATCCTAATATCTAAATTTTTGTTTATTACTAAATATAATGTTAATAACTGTCGTAAGTTAAATAAAGTTAGAAAAATAATTTATAACAAACCAATTAAAAATAATATTTATTAATAGATAATTATATATTTAAAATGATTATACATAATATAATGATTTTAAATAGGAATACAAATAAAAATACAAATAAAAATACAAAACGCAAGTCACACAATAGATTAAATCGTAAATCTATGAATAATAATAATCGACATTCAATAAAGAATCAGAAAGGTGGGAATTATTTTCTAGCACTAAATCAACCAAGAATTGGAGGTCTTGCTGCAGTTTCTTTTGTAGATGACCTATACGCACAAAGTGCTCCAAATGTAAATGTAGTAAATGTAGACCCTAGTGTAAAACAAGTAAATAATTGTATGAAAGGTGGGTCTCGTTATTTAAAAAAACATAGTATTAAAAAAAATAATAAAAAAGGAGGAAATGGAAATTTTAGTTCAGATATGAGCACTCGCACATTTGATTGCTCTCAACCAAAATGGTCAGTTGACTGCGTTTAAAAAATACATGCGCTTATCTCATCTTTTGTAAAGAAAATAGTTATTACGTCACAAATTCCAACTTTTTTATCTGATAACAATTCTTTGATACTCTCTAAATTTTCCATGGCCATTCTTATATGTAAAGTAAATTTTGGAATAGTTAATAATTTCATACACATAATGTCTAAAATTTCAAATAATACATTTTCTTGTTCCAAATCTTGTAAATCTTGATTATTTTTTGTAAAACAACCTATAACAATTTTAGATAATTCATCATGACTAAAATCAAAATTATCTAATTGTATATATCTATCATATAGCACAATATATTCTGTCCTAGTTTTGGTCATTTATTACTATTTATAACTATTTATGATTATTTTTATAATCGTAAATGTTTATTTCAAATTTTCGTAATGATATAAAATTAACACACAAATATACATTTAGATAGCTGTGTTACAATGCTTGTTGTTTATTTAATATATTTACTTTTATTAGTGTATGGTCATAAATTTATTTATTTATTAGGAGATAAATTATTACTACAATTTTTTAAAGATGGAACAATAACAACAGAAACATTGAGACGTATTTCTAATGAAAATATTTTAAATAGTAAAGATACTGAAACTAATGATAAAGACTTAAAAGACACAATCGCATTAAGTGCTTATAAACGAAAATATATAACAAAAAATATTTGGAAATCATTTATTTTATTAATAATTTTGATAGGTTCAACTATACAATTTTTAGATGGTTTTATAAATAATGTTTGGTCTAATTTATCATTTAAAACATGGGGAACAATATATGTAGCCTTAGACTTATCAGGTCTTATTTATGTTAGAGGTTTACCTATGGCTACAGTTATTCATCATGTTGTAGTTAATATATTAGGAATTGTTAATGCTCAAACAGATTATAATTTGCCTGGATACTATAGATCCATATTAATATACACTTATTTTTCAATTGTTCCATTTTTAGTAAATTTTTATTTAGGATATAGATATCTTGATAAAAATCAATATCGAAAAAAAATTTTAGCCCACTATGCTTATCGACTATATCAATTTAGTTTATTTCTTAATATTTTTTTACAAATTATATTTTTTGTTACTGAACCATACCATTACTCTATTGTATTTTATTTTCTTTTATATTGTCTTATACTAAATGATGATATTAAATTAATTTTATTTTTAAAAAAGGAATCACAACAACCAGTAATTGATAAACTATTATAAAATTACATTGATTTTAAAAATATTATTTTATTTTTTATAATAAAATAATATTGTTATTTTTTAAAAGGGATAACCAGTTGACTGCGATTTGATTACTAGTCGTTCAACTCACCATCTTCGTTGGTCTCGCATTCGCATCCGCACTCGATACAACCGTCGCACTTACAGCAACGTTCATGGTCTGGATTATCCACATGGTGGAGGCAATCTATGCATATATCTCCATATATGATGTCGGTCTCTATAATCAACTTATTGTCTCCCTCTATATATCCTTCATATCGATTGCCTTCTTTTCCACATTTTCCACATTTAGCACATTCTGAATCACCGTGTTTGGTCTCATAGTTAAGGTGTTGAAAACCTGACTTTTTCAGTAGTTTCAGTCCTTCTTCTTCGATGATTTCACCGCATAACATTTTATGAATTAATTCCTCAGTAGTGTCATCAACAATCATTACGTTCATTTAGTTTTTGTGTTTGATGCCTATTATTAGTAAACACGAAACTATTTCAATTTTTTTGGGTGAGATATTAGCCTTAAAAAGGATTGTAACGAATACTTTGCTTTGTTTACTTGAGTCTTCCGTATTTTTCGCTAGTTTTATCATTTAAATTAGTATATTTCCATAACTTTGTTTTAGATATTGATTTGGAAGGTCAACAGTCTTAAATTTATTAAATACAAAAATATAATTTCTCCATAATTTTGGATTTTGAATTGGTTTTGCTCCATTTATAATATCAGGTTTTATCCAACAAGTTTTATCTAATTTGCAGTTTTGTTTTGTAAATCCAGCATCAACTGGATATTGATATTTAGGGTCTGTAATTGTAAATAATGGTTTTTTTACAGAAAACGAATATATAGAATAACCCGTGATTATTAGCATAATAAAATATAAGTATAACATTTATATCATATATTGTTATTATAATCAATATAAAAATAAGATAATTAAATAATTTACAATTTTTTTTAGAATACATAAAATTTTGATAATAATCTTAATAGTTAACATTTTACACTAATTTAAAAGTAGATTTATGTTGAATTTCTATAATTATTTTATATTATCTATATTTTTGTTTAACATAATTGATACAAGATGAAATAAGAATTATTAATATTTATATCATATTAAAAAAATTGATATAAAAAATTATAGAGATATAATAATAAAATCATTTAAAAAATGAGTGATTGTGATATTAATAATGAAAATATTACAGAGTTTAGGGAAAGAATGGTTGATAAATTTTTAATACTTATGGATGGTGATTATAAAGAAGCAAAGAATATTGAAATTAGTTGTTATAACGATACAATCAATTATGCGAATGATAAAGGTTTTCTAAAAAAATGGGATAATCCTATATTCCGTCAAATGTATATACAGAAATGTATAAGTGTATTTACAAATCTGGATAGTAATAGTTATGTTAAAAACCAAAATCTTAATTCTCTTGTAAAGTCAGGACAAATTAAGGCGTATAATTTAGGCAGTCTTACTCCATCTCAAATGTTTCCTGAGAGCTGGACAAATATTATAGATGAAAAAGTTCGTAAAGATAGGATAGCATTTGAAATTAGAACTGAACATACTGTTCAGGGTGTATATAAATGTGGTCGTTGTAAAAATGATCGTATTACTTATTATCAGGTTCAAACAAGAAGTGCGGATGAACCTACTACACTATTTTGTACATGCACTAAATGTGGAAATAAATGGAAGATGTAAGATACTCTGAATAATTTAGTAGTAAAAAACTCAATAAAATAATCTATTTTTTCAATTAAATTATTAACAAAATAGATTATTTTATTTATTCAAACAGCGATTGTTTTTCAATAGGATTGATACTATTGAAAATTTTAGCTGTCTTATCTAAAAATTTAGGATTATTTATTGATAATTTAAAATATGTATTCATTTTCATATATTTATTATCTTCTAATGTTATGAAATTTAACAAAGGATGTAAATTAAGTTGTATTAATGGAATATCTAAAATTAATGCTAATGATCTATTTGTACTGTATATAACCATTTCCCAAATAGTAACAATTTCTGGATATGGTTCTGGTTGCATGATCCAAAATAACATATGAACACAAATATTTGAAAAAAGGGTTTTTAAAATTTCTGGGGAATTTATACGTTCATCTTTAAGAAAATATTTTAATTTTAAAAATACATACTGTATATGTAATGAAATTGGATAAAAAGGTATTTTAAAATCATTACTAATTAATATATCATATAAAATAAAACCAAAAGCTTCGTCTCTAGTAAATGCGTTATCTGATACTTCACAATAGTATCCTATATCTTTAAAACTATAATTATATAGACTTCTAGAGATATGATTAGGTAATATACCAGACATCTGCAATGCTTTAATGCCATATTCGGCATATATATGATTAAAATAGTTATTTAGAATACATAAATTATTTGTAAATGTATCAAAACCTTCAATTAGATTAGTTTTAGTATACACACCAAAAAGCCAATCTATTAAAATAAGATATTCCGTTTGCGCACTTTTAATGATCGATTTCAAAGGTATTATATCATCTATAAATGTTTGATGTTGTATTTCTAAATAACATATTTCCATTTGATTTAAATTAAATTCTTCTTCACTATAATGAATTTGCATATCATATATTTTATCAATATAACCTCCACTTATAATAGTTCTATCAATTGGTATATCACCTGATAATCCCGTAAAATAAGGATGTGCTAACGCATCAATTGTGCACAATCTAATATGAGTATCATTATTCATAATTCGTAATAATAAGTCATATCCTATAGAACCAAATTTATCATCACGTTTAAGCATACTTGATAGTTCTTGTATTTCATTGCCTTTAGCATCTACAGCATAAATTTCACTATTTTTCTGCATTATTTTAATATTTTTTTTAATAGCGAGTTGTATAATAGTGCAACCAATACTAAACATGTCACTGGCATATGACTTGCGATTAGTATGTATATAACCAAATTTTTGTTGATCTTCACTATCTGGAGCTTTTGTTATCTCGGTGCTTAAATAATCAATAACTAAATCAGTAGATGGCCCTACACTTAATAATTCAGCAATACCGAAATCAATAACACGAATATCATTTTTATCAATCATTAAATTGGGTAATTTAATATCATTATGTAATATTCCTAGTCCATGAATATAATAAAATGCGTTAATTAGTTTATAGAGTATAATTCTTAGTTGTTCCGCGGGAATATCTAATTCTTTAATATCATGCAGTGATTTCTCGAGATTTTCTAAAACTAAATAAATTTCATCAAGTTGACTTGTTAACGCAACACCATATAATGTTACAGCTTTTGTTTGAGGGTATTTATTTAATAATTGTAAAAATGAAATTTCTTTAATTATATCTTCTGATAATTCTCTTAAAGATATTGAATATTTTTGAAATCTTTTTAGAATTATAGGTTGGCCATTGCTTTTTAGAGTTGCTTTAATAATTTCACCAAAGCTACCTTCTTTAGAATCCCCTGCGACTATATTAAAATCATTCTCAAAACTAAATATAATTGTATCTTTTGATAAAGAACTATGTATTTTTTTACTTCTATCTTGTTCTTCAGGTAATATTCTAATTTCTGTTTCAATAATAGGTGCTAAAATTGATTTCGCAGACATTTTCTATATATATAATTACAGAAATAAATACTATATTACAAATATATAAATACAATAATACAATAATACAATAAATATACACAATTATGTTACGAGTTACATTGAGTTTACCAATAGAAAAACAAATTAGCAAAGATATTGTGTTAGAATTATCTGAAAATAGTAGTTGGGGAGATCTTGAATATGCTTTCGCAAAAACAGACATATTTCAAGATTGTAACATGTATTACCATTGTGCTAAATTATGGCATTTAGTAAATAAAGAAAATTATGATAAAGGAATTATAATTGACCATAATGAAATACTAAAAAATCTAAATTTAGGTAATAATGTTATTATTTATCTAGCTTGGGAAGAAGAACCTCCCGATTCCCCTTAAGTAATTTTATGTAATAAATGGATAAAAATTGAAATTTTATAATTATTAATATAAGAATAATAGTATAAAGATTATCATAAATGAGTCATTGGAATGCTAAAATGTATGTTGAGCCTCCAACTCAACGATTAACTAAAACCGAATATGATAGACCTAGCACTACAATAACAGACACACTTCAAAATGATGAGGCAATGCTTAAAAAATTGGAAGGTTATGAAGAAGTAGATATGTTAGAAAGAGTTGAATTTAATACTCATGTTCGTTATATTACGTTGAAAGATGGATTACCGAGATTTTGTTTAGGAGGTTTATTGAAAAGGGTATTTGCTGATTATGTAGTATTGTCCAATGGTAAATTAACTTGGTCGGTTCAGCGATATTTTTATAATGATGCGAAACAGATTATATTTACAACAAAATTTTATAGATATATATCAAAAGACAAAATGAACTCAATGATAAATGATGAAAATTCACAAGAAATACAGAGATTAAAAGAGGAAAATGAACAACTTAAATCAGCTTTAGAAAATAAATCTAGACAAAGTGTTGTAAGTAAAAAGTCATCACAAGAACCAAGGTTTTTTTAGTATAATTATATTTATATTATATGAAATTGATTATTTTATTTATTATTAGTATACAATGGATAGTAATAATCTATATGACTCCAAAAAGGGAATATTTGAATTAAATTCAACACATTTATCATTAAATAAAAATAACGAAATTGTTAGTTTACATGATGAATTTTTAAATAAAGCATATATGTTGCTTTTTTATGCTCCTTGGTGTGGTCACTGTAAAAACATGGTAAATGAAGTAACCGAATTAGGAGAACAACTATATGATGAAAAGTTCTTAATTGGAGCCGTTAATTGTGAAAAACACCAAGATGTTGCTAAAAAATATAATATTCAAGGATTTCCTACAATATTTTTATCAGTTGATGGTAAAACAGAACAATACAATGGAGAAAGAACTGTAGAACATTTTTTAGAACATTTATGCACTAATTTACAAAAATGTATTAATAAACAAAAACTTTAAAAATCATAAGGTAAATATTTAATCATAGTAAAACTAATAAATATAAAATGAATATATTAGCTTATTATTTTATAAAATAACAATATAATATATAAATATATGGCAGATAATATAGTATCACAATATATATTAAATGTAAATAACTATATATTAAATGTAAATAACTATATAATTAATAATAAATGGCGTATTTTATTTTTAATATTTGGTATTCTAATTGCCTATGCTTTAGGTAAAAAATTTGGTTTAAATAATGAAAACTTTAGTGATGAAACAATTAAAAAATCAAAAATTGATAAAGATAAAACTACTGAAGACTTCCATTCAAATAATGAAAAAGACGATATGATAAATAGAGCTATAGACCGAGGTGTTAAAAATATAAAAGCAGAACCAATTATAAAAAAAAGGGTATCTAAACCCAAATGTAAAAAAGTAGATTTAACACAATATGTTCATAAATCATTGGTGCCTGATATAGATGACTATGTAAGTAAGGATACTGTAGATCGGTTCTATATATCTAATAAAAATTTAGATAAAAAATATATGTTAAAAAATGATTGTAAGCCAAAAGATGTAGATCATACTAAATTTATATCTCGCGATGACCTTAAAAAACATTATGTTTCAAAATCTCAACTTGATAAAAATTATATTAAAAAAGAGGAATGTGATTGTTCTGTTTCCACAGATGAGTCTAACGAACCAGAAGTTATTCAAAAGGTTGAAGTAAAACGTCGTAAAAAAATAATTGAGGTGCCTGAAATCGTATATAAAAAGGTAAAAGTTGAAGTAGACAAACCTGTTGTAGAAGTTAAAACTCAACCAAAACTAATAACAAAATCACCTAAACAATCACCTAAACAATCACCTAAAAAATCTCCTTTGGTAAAAAAAACAGTTATTTTACTAAAACCTTCACCAAAAAAAAAATCAAAATGTAATAGTCCAACATTATTAAAGCAACAATCAATTTTAGATAAAAATAAATTAGATATGAGTGATAAATATTCTAAAGTGGATGACACATATACCTATTGCAATGCTAAATCATGTGCTATTAATGGATTTCCAAATGGATTATCCGCATCAACCCAATAAATAATTTTCTTCAAAATCTTATATATAGAATATGAAGACAATTATAATATTAATATTAATATTATTTGTTTTATTCCAAATTTTCAGACTATATAAACCAAATATTAAAGAGCAATATAGATCAACACCAATAGATAAAACTCCGCCAATAAAAAAAATAGAACCACCTGTTAAAAGGGAAGTGGTTAAAGTAGCCTCACCAGTTAAAAAGGAAGTGGTTAAAGTAGCCTCACCAGTTAGAAGAAAAGTGGTTAAAGAAACACCGCCAGTTAAAAGGGAATTGTTTAAAGTAGCCTCACCAGTTAGAAGAAAAGTGGTAAAAGTATCTCCAGAAGTAAAAAAAATAGCTAATGTAAATATAAAAGTAGATCCAGCATTAACAAGGGAACCTCCTAAAATAATCCAGCATGTAAAAAAAATAGCTAATATAAATATTAAAGTAGACCCAATTACTATAAAAGTAGCTAATGCTTTTCCTAAAGAAGCACCACAAGCAACAAAACAAGAACAAACAAGCCCAAGTATAGGTTTACCCTTTATAAAAGATGTTAACTCATTATTGAT